CGTAAGGGGTCCGTTCACGCTAAATGGCGTGTATACACCACTCGCCTACGATTGGAGGTGATCTGATGATTTCAGTTTCTCTCTTGCGCTCGCAGCCCCTATCGTTCGTTCAAGTTTCCGGATTAACCGGACAACTTGTCGGCAATCCTTCTTCTCCATCGTGGCAGTATGGCGGACATTTGTTCGCTATACCTGTCTCTGATGGTGAGGTGGATTGTTACCGTGAAAACCTCCCGTTTGGGTGGTTAATTCAGGGTAAACAGCCGCATGGAAAGCTTCGCGAAAAAGATGTTCAACATCTTAACGCCAAGGGATCCATTGTGGTAGATGGGGTTACCGCTGTTTCTCCAAGACCGAGCGGCGAGACTAGAGCATTCCATCATGGATGGGATGTTTCTACTCACGCTGGTTCGGGTGATCGGTCCTACCTTATCGCCGATATGGTGATATGGGGGACAGATTCTTGGAATTACCACACTTTTGTGGCACCTCGGCTGTTCTCAACTGCTATTGGTAAATGGCAATTGCCATTTTCCTTTGGTGTTGAGACAGCAGTACGCTTTGACGGAGAGTACGCCGCGGTGTTATACCGCGTCGAACCCCACGACACTGTGTACGAGGACAGCGATATTACTACGCATCATAGCGGTTGGTGTACCGTTCAGTTCCTCCGCCTTCACGGGCGTTGGCCTGACGGATACAGAGCCGTTTGGACCTCGGATACTTTCCAAGGTTCATCGCAAGGCGACCCTAGGGGATTTTTTATTTTCCCTTCTGGTCGTCATGTGAGGTATGATGATGTAGTAGCTGTGCCGAGTAAGTATGACGTTATGTTGCCGCAGGTCCTTGAGACCTTGTTGGTTCCTACGTCTACTAACCCGGGTGGATCCATGGCCACGTTTGATGCCATTGTGAATTCCATTACACGGTCAGCTCTTGCTGGCTATGTGTGGGAAACCTTTGACATCAACCGCCCTGATTTCGATCACGGCGTTCTTGGTCATGATATCCTCGCGCAACAGAACTACGTCGACAGCAACATTCTGTTGACTGTCTTCGAGTTAAGCCAATTGTTGGCTGGTGATTGGAAATCCTTTCAGACTCTTGGCGAAACTGTCAAGGGCCTTTGGACTTCCAAGGATGTCGTGCTTAAGGAAGCTACCCGATTGGGTAAATTTCTTAAGACATGGCTCCAGACCGGCTCAACGGCTATACTCACCTGGCAATATGGCGTAATGCCTACGGCTAGGGACGCATCGGCAACTTTTGCAGGATTGGGAAAACTTTGTAAGTTTGCCCTTACCTACAATCGTTACCATGCGAGACGTAGTACTACGGAGAAGGGAGGTCTTGGCAGCCCGATTCAGTCAACACATGTGTTGACTGTTGAGGCTGATCCGCTTCCTAGGGATTTCCAAGATCTCGTTCGAGACCCCCTTGGCTATGCCATGGGGTTTATCGAAAACCAGCACAAGTGGGGCCTTTGGCCCACATTTGCAATGGTCTGGGATATCATACCCTTTTCTTTCGTCGTAGACATGGCCACTAACGTGGGCAGTCTCGTCGAAGCTATGGATGATAGGATATGGACACAGTATTTTAATGTCCATGTCTGCATCTCTAGCACGAAACGGTTATGGTCTCCTTCTCCTGAGAGACTCTGGCCCCATTTAGATGGGGTAACCGGCGCAGTGAAATTTTCTCACTACGATCGGTATTCATCTGAGGTAATGCCTCTTCCTCCACTCAAGCTAGGCGAAACCCAACCCATCGGAGATCGATGGATTGAGCTCACGGCGCTCGTTGTGCAGAAAAATGCCAGATAACCCTATCCTGACATTAGTCAGGAGGAACTCGCAATGAAGCGAGACTTTGGCTTTTATGCTGCTACACGCTTGGCCGCGTGGATTCACGCGACGTGAGCAACAACAAAGTCCTAGGTCATCCGACTTAGGCATTACTCGTCATGGGGTTTGAACTCATGACAGAAAGGTTGTAACCTATGACGAAGTCAATTGTCAAAGGCTACACCGATACACCTGTGGACGGGTTCCCTGCTCTATCTATTCCAGGTGCACCCTTGAACTGGGCCGAAAACTTCGGCATCGTTCAGGATGACCCGGGTTCGGTTGAGCTTCGGAACCTTACCACTCCGTACGGCATGTCCGAGGCTTTTCGATTCGCTCAGCGAATCGAGAAGAATGTTTACGGATCCAATTTTGACGGCGATCCGTCGTCAATCCTGCCTAACAAGCAGGGGATCCGTACCTCGATCGTGCTCAATGACATCTGGAAAGTCACTGACTCTACAGATGCCACGTACGAGAAGGCGCTGCCTATGATGGCATCGCTCTCTTATGTCGTTCCGATGTCGGATGTCGTCGATTCTGACGACGTTGCGATCTTCCTCTTCAGGCTCCTTGCGGGCCTGTTCGAGCAAGGATCGTCCCTCTCGGACGGCATAAACAACCAGCTCCATGGAGTGCTTCTCAAGAAGGCCTTCCGCGGCTGAAGAGCCCCGGTCGTCCAACCTGAGTAACACCTATCCAAGAGTTGGAGGTGTACCGTGTCCCGTACCAAAAACCAAGAGCTACGCTCTTGGAAAGACGTCTTAGTACGCCTAAGGCGCATTGAGACGACGTGGCAGGGAACAGTCTTGTCACGTTTGGACCATGATTCGTTTACAGAAGCAATTCTGTTGACGGCCATGGTCCTTAACGATCTCTCCAATCGGTACGAGGGCTGTGGCAGCTATAGGGACCATGTGAATTGGGCAGTGAGAACTGCCTCGATTGACGTTGGTTTACTCGCTGCCTTTCTATCGGACGCAATTGTTCTGTGGCGCCAGCTTTCCGAAGCTGACGTTCGCATCTCAATTGACTCTTTCGCTGGTTTTAAACGCCAGCTTAAGAAGGAACACGCCTTTGCAGGTGTATTCCTCGCTCCGATAGAGGGTGCAGTTGAGCATTTCCTATCCTGCCCAACCGCTAGCACGTTTTACCCTGTGTACCAGTTCCTCTCTTTTCTAAACCACCTCACTCTTGTAGACATTGATATGTCTAAAGAATTAGAGGATAAGTATCTAGAACAAGAGGTGGAAGTGGCAGCTCACACCCTTCCTGACGCATTCATCGAAGAGATGAATTTCGTCATGAGGTCGTGGCTTTGTGATTTCAGGATGTCGGAGGAGTCCTTCATCCCGAAACACGGCCCTGGTGCTGTTGCTGAGTTCCAAAAAGACATTTCTTTATCTTCGAAGTACAAGGTGCTTGCACCTGACTCCGTTATAGAGTATGTCTTCAGGAACCACATGGGCGTTGATGCACAATCCTATGCTCCTCTTTCGACCGAGGGACTTATCACCTCTCGGCGATGTGCTATAGTCTTCGTGCCTAAAAGCATGAAGACTAAGCGCGTCATATCGAAGGAGCCGGCCACCTTGCAGTATTTTCAGCAAGGTGTCCAAAACTGTGTACGAAAGTACATCAGTCAGCATAGTTTCCTGTCATCTCGAATCGACTTTTGCCGACAAGAGAAACAACGGGAAATTGCGCTTCTCGCCTCTCGAACTCGCGAATTTGCCACAGTCGATCTTTCGGCTGCGTCAGACTCTGTGAGTTTCGAGTTAGTAAAACGTGTATTCGCAGGCACACAACTACGAAGCTTCCTGGCAGCACTGCGCTCACGTGAGGCAGTACTCCCTTCGGGAAAGGTCGTAGCCTTAGCGAAGTATGCGCCGATGGGATCAGCACTTACTTTTCCCATCCAAACGCTTATCTTCGCATGTGTCTGTGAATGTACCGCGCGCTACATGCAGTACGAAACCGGGGATTACGATTCCCGGTTCCGCGTGTATGGGGATGACATCATCATACCGGATTCTCATCTTGAGACTCTGGTCTTTTACTTGCGGAGATGCGGTTTCCGCATCAATACAAGTAAAACGTATGGTCATTCGCAGTTTTTCCGCGAAAGTTGCGGATGCGATGCCTATGATGGTGTGGCGGTCACGCCTTTGAGGATCAGCAGAAGATTTTCTGCTAGGGCTGTGACCGCGCGTACCCCCGGTGTTTTCGAAGGTCTCATAGATATGGCTAATAGTTCGGCCATTTATGAGTTTTCGCTACTGCGCCGTTATCTCGTTGACAAACTCATCAACGAGAGCGCCTATGTCCCCTGTTTCTCAGAGGACGGTAAGCACGGTCTACAGTCCTCCATACCTACAAACTATCGTCTGAAACGACGATGGAATGCAGATTATCAAAAGGAGGATTTGTATGCAGCGAAAGTGTCCACCACGTATTCCCAGTCCGCGATCATTCGTTGGTCGCAACCGCAGAAGACGTTTATGGTGGATTCACCCTCCGATGTTGAACAGGAAGAACAAATCAGGCTCTTTGAGTGGCTTCGTCGCGCTGCTACTCGCAGTGATGACGTTGACCCTCTGGATCCTGATTTTCCTATTCAGGTTCGCACCGGTAGCGCAGGTACCTATCTGGCAAGACGATGGTTTGATACCCATCCCGGATAGGTACCTCCTCCGCCTAAGTCCTGGCGGTAGGTAGGGCTGGTGTAGGGAGCGCCCTCTTAGTTACGTAGAGGGAGCGCGGGAGCTGGACGAGGTCACCCGCGCAAAAACCAGTTTACC